AGCATAGGCGTAACCTATGAAGAGTTTTGGTATGGAGACTACACGAAACTGAAATACATCCTCAAAGCCTATGAGATGAGGCAAGAGAGGGAGTTGGAGAAGTTGAATGAGTCATGCTATCTCGCCGGACTTTATAATTACAACGCGTTTTCTTCGGTTATATACACATTCGGCTGGGCATTGGGCAGCAAAAAAGGATCGAAGCCGCCGGGTTATCTTACAGCACCCATTCCCTTCACCGAGAATGAGAAGAACCGAGAGAAAGAAAGGAATGTCCAACATACCATTAAGTGGTTTATGGAGGGACAGAAGGATTAAGAATGGCAGATCTCGACCATTTGAAAATAGTTGTCGAGTCGGATACATCGGGGGTTGAATCCAAACTGCTTGGAATCGCCAATGCTCTTCATGCTTTAAGGAGCAGCACAACCGAAAAGTCCTCGAAGAACCTCGGCAAGACAACCGATGCTCTGAAGACTCTGTGCAAGGCGCTTAACGAGCATTTAACCGAAGCAGTTGTTTCTCTGTTTGAAAGACTCGCCGATGCGATGACTACACTTTCGACAATCGGAAGACTCAAGACGGGAGTCCAGATAAGCGGAAAGAATGCACTTGCTGACATTGAGTCAGTAATGGCTGGCGAAGATGATACGGCGAGAGAGGCACAGAAGCGAGTCGATGCTGAAAAGGAAGCCGCAAGGAATCTCCGTGAACAGCAGAAGGTTTTGAGTGGTCTCAAAGAGAAATACACGGGCATCTTCCGAGCACTTGGAAGAATTGCATTGTACCGACTCCTCCGTAGCATCATCAAGATGTTCACCGAGAGCCTTTCGAAAGGCTTGGAGAATGTCTATCAGTATTCCAAAGAAGTCGAGACGAACTTCCACAACGTCCGAGATGATATCAAGGCGAGCGGACTGTACTTGACCAATGCTTTGGGAGCGGCAGCATCCTCGCTGATAGAGAACATTGCTCCCGTAGTCATTCAGCTTCTCGATGCCACTGCGGATATGCTCAACAACATTTCCGAGATGTTCGCATTCTTCCGTGGCGATGCGGAGTACACGAAAGCCATCAAGGGCAACTTCCATGAGAGCAATGAAGAAGCCAAGAAACTGAAGAACACTCTTCTCGGCTTCGATGAAATCAACAAACTGAACGGCAACAACGGAAGCGGACTTGGTTCGGATTACTCGGGTTACTTTGTTCAGGAAAAGGTTAAGACGGGCAGAGCGCTTGGCACCACGGGTATCTTCGGCTTACTTACCACATTGGTCGGTGGCGGTTTCATCGTCAGCCTTATAGCCGACATTAAGAAACTCATCTCCGTCATAGGAGTGGGTAGTGGTGGATCGTCATTGGCTGGAGCATTATCTTCGGCTTCTTCCGCTGGAGGCGGACTTGGAACTGCCTTGAGTGGCATCGCTGGTTGGCTGGGTGTGATTGGAGTAGCAATTGCTGGTATCGTTGGAATCACAAAGGAATTCAACACCTTCACCGACAAGATGGTCGATGGACTCGGCTTCAAGAATCTTGACGAACTGCTTGAGTATACTGGCGCTGACACGAAACTCGGTGCTTGGTGGAAGCTTATCACACATACCGAAAAGGGAATCGCCGAGGGAATCCCCTACGATCCCGGACATTCGAACGGAGACGAATGGCTTGATGACCTCGGTTCATACATCGATGAACATCCCGAAAGCATCGGCAATTCAGCATCGAGCAAGATTCCCGGAATGAGCGGACTCGGAGCAATCGTCAAAGGCCTTGAGAACACCAACCCGGCGCCTTTCGAAGTCAAGGTTGTTGTCGATGGTGATGTCATTGCAAAGGCAGTCACGAATGCCGAAAGACGAGACAACCGCAGAGGAGCAGTTCTCGATCCGAATCTCTTTTAACGGAGGAATAAAATGGCTTCATTCATACCGATTATAGGAGTGGGAGCAAAAGGGGTGGCGGATGCCGCCCTCTCCCCTCTTCCGAAACAGCCGAGTCAGATTAAGTTCGGCTTATACGATGTATCCGATGAGAATGCGGGAAGAACCGCTGACGGAGCAATGCAAGCGAACAAGCTTGGCTCTTGTGTGAAGATAGAGATGAGTTGGAATGTGCTGAACAGTGCAACGGCGCAGAGTCTGTTCTCCCTCTTCAGTTCCGAGTATTTCGATGTTCGGTTCTTCAATCCGTACACAGGGCAGATAGACCGCAAGGAGTTCTACTGCGGTGATAGGTCGGCTCCGCTGTACAACTCAACACTCGACATATGGAAAGATGTGGCATTCAACATCATCCAGCGCACCCCCGATTGAGGTGATTAAATGCTGACTATTTCTTCGGCTAATAAAGATAGAATCCTCGGCGGTCAGGCGCAGTTAGTAACCTTGAAGGTGACCCTCGCCAACAATGCCTCTACGAGCCTCACAGAAGCCGACATAATGCAAGGCACATTCTCAATAGACCGCACCTCCTCGAATGGCACAGCGGTCTTCATAGGCGGCTCTACGACATCGGAGATGTCCTTTGTCATCGGAGATCATGATGGGCGGTTCAAAAACATCGATTTGAAGGGCGCAGTAATCGATGCTGACCTTTGCTTGATGATAAACGGAGTCCGCACGAAGGTGTGTGACCTCGGAAGATACGATGTAATCAGCGCAAAGCGGAACGGACAGCTCGTTTCGGTTGTGGCTTTCGATATTCTTAACCGACTCGATGTGATGTCGGTGAGAATGGGTGACGGCAACTACACACTCACTCTCGGAAACATTTTACAGAATGTCAGCAATCAGGCATTTGGCAACACCACAACGATTGACTTTTCTTCGGTTTCGGCACTTTGCAACTCCCCTTCCCTTGCGCAGTTCCGTTATCCGAAAGGCAATGATGTGACACTTCACAACCTCGTTGCTTGGGTAGCGCAGTTGACTGGAACCATTGCGAGGGCGCATGGAAATCAGAACAAAATTCAGTTGATTCGAAATGAGTCCTCGGGGGCAACCATCACAGTTGCGAACCGATACAACGGAAGATGTGACGAGAAAGACGTCCATCTTACCGGGATTGCTGCATTCGATGCGAATGGAGTGGAATACAACAGCGGATCGGCTGGCTACGAACTCGAAATCCGAAGCAACGGAGTCTTCGAGCAAGCATACAATCAGACCAACAACACAAGCTTCAAGCAGATACTCGTCAACAACCTTTGGAACAGCATTTCGACTCTTCGGTTCAGACCTTTCAAGGCATCCACACTTGCGATGCCGTGGCTTGAATGCGGTGATGCGGTGACATACTACGATGATGAGGGAACCGCACACTCGAGCATCCTCACTCACGTTCGGTATAAGCTGAACGGCAGAATGGATTTGGCTTGCGAGTGTCCGAACGAAACCGAGGCAAAACTCGATGCGGCTATGCCCTCTCGGATTAAGAGGTCAAGCATCAGTACCGAGATGCTCCGACTCAATGCTCTCAAGTCGCTGAACTATGTTGATGCGAGTGGGGACTTCTCTTCGGCTGGAACTTACTTTGACCTTGCGAAAGGATTCATCAAGAGTAAGAACTTCGCCATAAAAGAAGATGGCTCGGCTCACTTCAAGGGAGAGATAACCGCAACGAGTGGCAACATCGGAAATGCCCGACTCGATGCCGGAGATATTACAACCGAGGGAACTGGACTCCTTCTCACTTCGGATGAATCCCCAGCAGAGATTTGGATATTCCCGAATAAGATATGGATTGTCGGCTATGACACCAACATTATCTTCAGTTATGAACAAGACGAGCAAGGCGAATGGCAGACATATGTTCGGCTTGAAAACGAGGGCGGAGATGACGGAGCGAAAGTCAAGCTTGAGATGTCACAAGGAGTCGGCAAACTTACTGGAACTTGGACACTCAATAACCGAACGATTCGAACCAACTGATAGCGAACCAAGTGCAAACCAACTCTTTGACCGTAATAGGCGGAATAAAATGTAAAGGAGTACGATGATGAGATACATTGTACCCAACGATGACAAAGTCCGCACGATTCCTTTGGGAAGGTGTGGCGAGAATGACTACACCGAGATAGCATTCGACATCTCGGAGTGGCAGAGCAAATATGACATCGATTCCCTTGTGCTTGTAATGAGAAGAGCGCAAGATGAGGAAGATGCCGACTACCCCGCAGTTGTCACGATTGACGGCAACTATGCGGTTCACACACTTACCTCCACCGACCTTCGAGATGTCGGAAACGGCAAGTGCCAGCTTGTTATGAAGAGTGGCACTGTGATTGCAAAGACGAAGGTCTTCAACACCGTTTGCCTCTACTCGATGGCCGACAGCGAAGATACTCCCGCCGAATGGGAGCCGTGGATGACAGAATTTGCTCGGCTTGTAGGTAATGCTCAATCCGCCGCCACCGAAGCATCTGGATATGCCTCGGATGCCACCGAAAAAGCCAACATTGCCATTGCTGCCAAAGATGACGCCATCGAAGCAAGAGACTCCGCAATTGAAGCAGCCGAGAATGCCCGTGGAGAGGTCACAGAAGCCTTCGGAGAGATAACTGCAAGTGCTACTACCCTTGAGGCTGGACAGAGTGCTACGGCATCATTTGACACCGCCACGAAGAGAATGGTTTTCGGTATTCCCAAAGGGAAAAAAGGGGATGTTGGACCTCAAGGTGCAAAAGGTGACAAGGGAGATAAGGGTGACAAGGGTGACCGAGGAGAACAGGGACTTCAGGGCATTCAGGGCATCCAAGGTCCCAAGGGCGATACTGGAGCAACTGGACCTCAAGGACCCAAAGGGGACAAAGGAGATGCTGGACTCACTCCTGAAGAAGTCAAAGCAGTTGTTGCCGAGGATGCGGTCCTTAAATCCGAGATAGGAGATGGAAATGCCAATAGCGGTGTTCGTTCCCTTCTCATAGGCAAAGACAATACTGCCGATAGCACTTTCAATGAATCGCTTGCCGTAGGACAAGAGAATAGTGTGAAGGGCGAGGGCAATGCGGTTTGTGGATATCGTAACGTACTTGAAAAAGTGGGCAATTCGCTTGTTTTAGGCTATGCCAATCAGGTCGGAAAAACTACGGGGTCGGACACAGCCAATGTTTTAGTTGCGGGAAGCGCAAACGAAGTAAGTACAACTGGAGATGGTACAATTTGTAACTCACTTATTGTGGGTGACAGGATAGTAGCCAACTCCGCTTCAGGATTAAAAGGATGCGTTGCATTCGGACTTGGACACACGATGTCCGCCAATGGCGGTTTCGCAACCGGGCAGAGAAACTCCGTTTCTGGCAACCACGGAACCGCACACGGCTCATGGACTATAGCCAGCGGATTTGCTTCGTTTGCTGGGGGAAATGGTTCATCGACTGTAGCCAATACGGTTGAGGCATCTGGCGGAGCGGCTTTTGCATTCGGACAGAATGTCCATGCCAGCGCCAATTTTTCTACAGCATTCGGTAATGACAATGTAATCTCGGCTCCGTCCTCTGCCTGTTTTGGTTCTCATCAGCGAGTCGAAGGGGCATCCAAATTCGTAGTCGGATATGGAAATAATAACGAAAGCGATTCCATTCTTGAGGTTGGAAACGGAACTGATGCCAATGGAAATCCTGCTCTTTCAGGCTCTGTACCCGCAGAGGTTAGGCAGAATGCCTTCGTAGTAAAACAGGATGGCTCCGCCATCGCCCAGACTGCTCTCGGCATAGGCGAAACCACATTCGTCGAAAGCGATATCGAGGCTTGGAATAATAAGAGCGACTTTTCAGGCAATTACAATGATTTGAGCAACAAGCCTACTATTCCTGCCGCAGTAACTGATGCTCACATCAACGCACTCATCGACGCAAAACTGGGGGTAATCGAAAATGGCTCTTACTGATAAACTTTCGGCTATCGCAGATGCCATCCGTGAGAAGACAGGCGAAAGCGGGATTATGACTCTTGCGGAGATGCCTGAGAAGATTGCAGGGATAAGTGGGGGCGGGGGAATTACAATTAGAGTAAGTGGAGCAACTCCCAACACTCAAGTTACTTTATCTCATCCTACGGCTCAAGGGCAAACTACGGTATCGGACTCCGAGGGCAACTGCGAATTCACTGTGGGAGATGAGGGCAAGTATACGATAACTGATGGAACCAATACGGCAGAAATAACGATTGCGCTTTCGGTGCATACTGCGCTTGTGCTTCCTGCGGGTTATCAGCAGACCGCCTATATCGAAAACACAGCCTCTTGTCCTTGGAACTTTGGAGTTGTAAGTGGAACCATTGCGACATTCGATATGAAAGCAACGATAAGCAGTCTGGGAAACGGAAGTTATGCGCGTTACTTTGGAATCTCCGATACATCAATAACATCATTACAAGCTATGTTGACGCAAGGATACAATGGAAGGGCAGGTTTTTACAGCGGAAACAGCACAACCATTACAGGAACCGGAGTTGTGACTTGGGAGTTCCACACTTTTCCCGATAACACGGGAACGATTAATGGAACAAGTTACAAGCAGTTTGCTTCAAAAAATAACGGATGGGGAAACATTCCGTGGTCAATATGCAATGGATTGGCAACAAAACTGTATTATCTAAAGATGCATACGGACGGACAGAGTGTGAGAGATTTGGTGCCTTGTTACAGAAAGAGCGATTACGCTATAGGGATGTATGATAAGATTGAAGGAGTTTTTTATCCAGTCCCAGATGCCAGTAAGTTCATTATAGGTCCAGATGTTTAAGGGGATGAGGTGATTATATGTACAGAATAAATGGTGAAATAACGGAGAAAATCGAATATTGCCGTCATCTCGAATCAGGCTCAATCCAAGTGTTGAACGACAAAGAAAAAGCCGATGCGATTTTGGCTAACCAAAAGTGCTTCCCTTTGGATTCCGAAGTAATCGAGTTTAACATAACTCAATATATCGCCGATATGCTGAACGGGGTAAATGAAGATGACATACCAGCAACTTAACTCAATAATCTCGGCTCTCCTGAAGGCACGAGAGAGCCTCACGGATGAACTCGCAGATGAATGCAAGGATTTATACCCCGAATGGAGACCGAGTGTCTCCTATGCCCTCGGAGACCGCATCCTGTACGAAGGAAAGCTCTATAAGGTTATAACCACTCACACATCAATTGAAGGGTGGAAACCGACCGAGGCTCCGTCACTTTTCGCTCCCATTCTTGCAGGACAGGAAGGAACCGAAATCGGAGAATGGACACAGCCCGATTCAACCAACCCCTATATGAAGGGTGACAGAGTCATCTTTGAGGGGAAGACCTATGAATCAACAGTTGATGGCAATGTGTGGGCACCGAATGTGTATGGGTGGGTAGAGTCATGACAGATGTAATTCCCATAGTCCTCTCAATCCTCGGCTCAACAGGACTATTTACCTTCATAACCTTCCTCATCAATCGCAGAGACGGAAAAGCCGATTCCCTCAAGCGGATCGAAACCAATCTCGACTCCCTCAAACGAGACGGACTTCGAACACAACTGCTCATGATGATGTCGGACTACCCCGACCAAGAGCAAGAGATATATCGGTTAGCCGAGAGATATTTCGTCGAGATGGACGGCAACTGGTATATGAGTTCCGTTTTCAACAAATGGCTGAAATCGAGAGACTTGCCGAAGCCTGATTGGTACAAGCACTAACACTTTTCAATACCCTATGGGGTGCAATTTCTGCACTTTTCAGCAGTTATGCACCCTAATGGGTATAGCGAAAATTCGCTGAATATTCACTTCATTCACTTTATTCACTGAAAGGAGCCGAATGAAAACAGTTGTAGCTGCTTTATCCGAGGATATAGAAGTCCTTGAACTGCATACCTTTTCGGATTGGCATATCGGTGACAACCTATGCGACCATAAGGCAATCGGAGAGCAGATAGCATCGGTAAGGGATAATCCGAATGCCTTTGCCGTCCTCAATGGAGACTTGATGAACAATGCGACCAAGACTTCCGTTTCCGACTGCTATGCGGCATCGATTCCGCCACAGCAACAGTTGGAAATGCTGACGGAACTTCTGATGCCCATCAAGGATAAAATCCTCTTGATAAACACCGGCAACCACGAAGCAAGGACTTACCGAAATGACGGCATCGACCTTTCGGCTTGCTTGGCTGTCCGTCTTGGAGCCGAAGAGAAATATACCCGTGAGGGCGGTCTGCTCTTCGTCCGTTTCGGATCTGCTTATGTGGGCGGTAGGCAAGGCAAGTCAAGAATCTGTTACACCGTCTATGCCACTCACGGAAGCGGTGGTGGTCGCAAAGAAGGCGGTAAAATCAACCGCTTGGCTGACCTTGCATCCATCGTTGATGCCGACATATACATCCATTCCCACACTCACTCTCCGGCAATCTTGAAGCAGTCCTTCTACCGAACCAACCTTCAGAAGATGACTGTGACTGCCGTACCGAAACTCTTCGTCAATTCCTCGGCTCTCCTCGATTATGGCGGATATGGGGAGTCAGCATCATTCAAACCGTCAAACAAAGATAATCCCATCATCTATCTGCGAGGCAATGTTCAAGCAAAGAAGATGTGGGCAAAATTATAAAGGAGAATCGCAATGAAACTTTCAAACCGCTGGTACAACACTTTAAAGTACATCTGTCAGATTGGTCTTCCTGCCGTTCTGACCTTCCTCTCGGCTGTTCTCTCCCTTGTCGGAGTCAATGCCGAACTCATCGCAGTAATCATCGGTATCGGTACCGCCACCGACACTCTCCTCGGAACCTTACTCGGTATCTCCACTTACAACTACAACAAGGACAACCGAGATGATTCTTAAAGAGTGTTTCCTCACGAACAACATCACCTATGCCAAGCAGACTCCCATAGTGCCGAAGGGCATCATAGTCCACTCCACAGGAGTCAACCAGACTTGGCTTGGCAGATGGGTTCAGCCGTCTCTCGATAATCCGAAGAGGGATGAAATCATTGCGGATATCGGCTACAATGCCGGAATGGGATGGAACTCCTCTTCCATCGATACCATTGTCCATGCAATGATTGGCAAGAACCTCAAAGGTGATGTTGAAATCTATCAGACTCTTCAGTTCGATAAGAAGTGTGGCGGTTGCTACAAGGGAGTCAACGGCTCCTACAACAATTCTCACATTCAGTTTGAGATGCAGGAAGATGACCACAAGGATGTTGAGTATTTCGACAAGGTCATCTCCACCGCAATCGAGTTCTGTGCCTATCTCTGCCGTGAGTATGGCATTGATCCAGATGAGATATGCTCCCACAAGGAAGCTGCCGAGAGAGGTTATGCATCCTTCCACGGAGACCCTCACAACTGGTTCGATGATATGCCGGGAGAATGGACAATGGACAAGTTCCGAAACGAGGTGAAAAAGATCCTTGGTGTTGAACCGAAATTCAAACGAGGTGATGAAGTCCGAGTCAAGGACGGAGTCACTACCAACTATGCTGGCAAGACTCTTGCCGGATGGGTTATAGACGGCAGACCGCTTTACGTCTATGACTCCGATGACAAACTCACGAAGATTACCATCGACAAGAATCTCTCCGCTGTTACCGCCACGATGAGAACTGAAGATATTCTTTCGGTCAATGAGGAACCCGAAGAGGAACCCATTGAAGCCGAGGGAACGATCCACATCGTAAACAACGAAGAGGGAACCGATGATGAGATTGACATCCCGGTTGCGGAGTATAACAAGCTCCTCGAATACAAGAATGCCATCGTAGAACTCAAGGCTTGGCTTGATGCCATAAGCCGTCTGTGAGCCTCTACAATTCCCTCTCGCATTTGTGTGGTTAGTTAATCCAACAAATCCTCCGAAAGCCTTGTAGAGCCTCGTAGAGCCTCATAACCCCATACAACACGAAGACCGCCCACCTAATTGTGGACGGCCTTCTTTTATTTAATCGCTATCGTCTCCATCGGAGAGGGCTTCCGCTCCGTAGAGCAGCTGTTGAGTGGTGCGCTCCGCTGGAGCCACCGTGAGGTTGACCTTCGCTTCATCGGACATCTCGTAGAAGTTCTTGGCTCTGAAGATGTAGGATACTTGCTGTATCTTGCCCGTGGAAACGAGGTCGGCATCGATTGCCTGAATGATGAGTCTCGCTTGCTCGAGGATGTTTGCGGTTTCGGTTGAGAAGGGTTTAGCCGAAGGAGCGCGTGTCAGCACATTGCGGTACCAAGTCAGCGACTGCCCGATTGCCAAGCACATCTTCTCGATGGTTACGAACTGCCCAGCATAGGCGCAAGCCATGAAGAAGTCATTAAGCCGAGTACACAGTTCCTCGTCACTCTTGACTGGCCCAGCCTCGTTTGCTGCATTGAAGAACATCAGCGACTCATAGGTTGCCCTCTGCATCAATGCTCGCATTGTCTCGTCTTCGGGAGAGACGGCGCAGAGCCTTCCGCTGACACTTGTGGCTGCCGGATTATCCTCGAAAAAGGCTTGCTTTGACTTTCGGACTATCTCCTTGAAGTCATTCTCAACCCTCTCTTTCCGCTCCTCTTCGGTTTCTCGGTATCTACCCCAAGAGTTCAGCTTGTTGCCTTCCGCATCGACAAGGATTTTTGTTTTCGTTCCGTCCTTTTTGATATGCTCCACTTCGTGGATTCCCACAGGTATTTTGTCTTTCCTTTTCCCGGTATTAAGGGCGAGGAGTTCCTCAACTTCCTCAACCTTCTTACCTTTTTTCGGCATTCAAATCACCTCGATATTTTATTTACAAGCTGCTCGAAGCAGTTCTTGTAGGTATCTCTTTCGGCTGTCAGTGATGCGATGAGAACATCATCGGTTTCATCCCACTCGCTGTTGTCTTCGGTTCGGTCAAACTTGACATCCAAACCGAGGACGGTAGCAATCTTTGCCTCAACCGCCATAAACTCGTTGGCATCGCACTTGCCGATGAAGTCTCCGATCCGAGAAGCACTGACTGTGGTCACCTGTTCACAGATGGCATATCCAATTCTGCCGTTGCAAGTTACGGCGGGGTGAAAATCGAAATTGCTCTTCGGCTGTGTGGTGAGGTACACAATCGTTGCCGTGAAGCCTCCCTTGTTTATATCATCGCACGAAACGATGAGGGCGGGTCTTCCGGCTCTCTCTTCGTGTCCCATCTCCGTATACTCACGGGGGACGTAATAGATTTCTCCTCTTTTCATTTACTCATTCTCCTTTTCAAATTTATGATTTAAGTTTTCATAATGTGTTTGATTCTTTTCAAATCCTGAACAGATATCTTCTCTCCGGGATTGAAGTTGACAAGATGCGCTTCGGCATCCAGCCATCCGTTGTAGTCATCGGCAGTCCATTTGCCTCTGATGTCATCAAGCCGAATGTTATCCTCAAGCATCTTCCATATGAATGCGCTGGTCAGTGTCGAATGTCCGTAGAACTCACTGTTATACACATA